CAATCACAGACGATCGAAGTTCCTGCACATGGTCAACGTTCGCCAAACGCACGCCCGAGAAGGTGTGGTTGAAGATGAAGACAAGATGCGGTCGGAGATTGCGCGTCCTGACGGACACGTAACGCATAATGGGGAGTGGGGAACTGACGTCGGGCTGATCGATACGCGCGACATGATGCAAGGCCAGGCAGAGTTGCTTGAGCAGGCACAGTCGAGCCTCGAAAATCTAGGCCCAAACCCCGGACTGATCGGCAAGGGGGGCGGTGTTGCCGATCAGTCCGGCCGCGCTATCCTCGCTCAGCGGGATAGCGGCATGACCGAACTGTCTCCTGTGTTCCAGCAGCTCCGCGACTTCAAGATCCGCTCCTACCGCAAGATGCTTGGCCGCGCGAAGCAGGCTTGGACAAACGAGCGTTGGATTCGGATCACGGACAACGAAGGTGCGCCGCAGTTCATCGGCCTCAATCAGTACCAGATGGACCCGATGTCCGGTCAGTTCTCAGTTCAGAACAGCTTTGCCGAAGTCGACGTCGATATCATCCTGGAAGAAGGCCCAGACACGGTCACGATGAAAGAAGAGCTGCTGCAGACACTGTCACAGCTTGGCGAAGCAGCGCTTGGACCGATGGGTCGCGTCGTGATCGAACTTTCCGACGTGCCGAAGAAAGACGAGCTCCTAACCATGCTTGAGAAGGCCACTGCGCCCAACCCTGAAGCCATGGAGATGGAAAAGCGCATGGCAGCGCTTGAGGCGGCTGTCAAAGAAGCAGAAATCTCGAAGTCTCACGCTGAAACAGAAGCCAAGCGTGTTGAGAGTGCGACGAAGATGGTTGAGTTCGGCTTATCACCTGATGTGGTTGAGACCGAATTCCCAATGCAATTCGAAGATCAAGCGGCGCCGGCGCCATCACCCATGGGCAACCCATTGAACCCAGAGGCCGGACCGCTGCCACCAATTCCACCGGAGATCGCCGAACAGGCCATGGCCGACACAGGCATGCTCCCGGTTGAACCACCTTTGTGAGCGTAGACCCGCCGGACTTAAGCGGCGTTTCGGCTCCACCTTGGCCGTCAACAAGGTGTCTCGTGACCAGCGACGACATAGCGGGGGAACCAAATGTCTGATGATCCAAACGACGTAGCTGACGAAATCTTCGCAACTGACCGCGATAGGGATGATGATTCCGTTTCATCCACTGAAGACCAGCAACCGGAGCAGGCTGTTCAAGCTGAGCAGCAGCAAGATCCAGAGCCGCAAGGTGAGGAACAACCGGAGCAACAGGCTTCAGAGTCAGAAGATAAGCAACGTGACCCGGACACCGGTCGATTTGTTCCTGTTCGCGAGCTTCAGTCTGAACGCCAAAAGCGCCAGGAAGAAACTCGCTTGCGTGAAGCTGCAGAAGAGCGCGCAAACTTCTATGAAAAGCAAGCTCAGCAGTTCATGCAGACTGCTCAACAACCCGTTCAGCAGCAACCCCAACAGCCGCAGCAAGTAGAGCTGCCAGACGTCTATGAAGATCCAGAAGGCTATACCCGCGCCGTCGTCCAGCAGGCCGTCGGTAACGTGCAAAGCCAGATGGTCGACATGATGGTCAATGCTTCCGAGGTCCGCGCACGTGGTGCACATGGGCACGAAGCAGTTGATAAGGCACTCCACGCAGCGCACCAGGCTGGTATTGCACAGCAGTTCATTGGACAGCCCGAGCCCTTCGAAGCCCTCATGCAGTGGCACAAAAGGGCAGAGGCGCTGCAACAGTATGGGGATGATCCAGCCGCGTATCGCGAGAACCTCGAAAAGGAAATTCGCGAAAAAGTTTTGGAAGAGCTGAAATCTGGCGGTCAGGTTATCGACCAACAGCCGAGCGGGAATGGGCAGCAGCAACCGCAACGCTTCCCCGGTTCTCTTGTTGACGCCACGTCACAAGGCACGCAGGGGCGGCAAATGTCCCAACAGGCACTCGCAGACGAAATGTTTGCATCAGATCGCAATCGAGCCGTCTGAGTGCCGTCTCTCTCATGAGGCTAAACCATGTCTAGCACACAAGTGCTCCAAGGACTTGATCTGACCAAGTGGCAGCGCAAGTTCATTAAGCCATATCTGCGCGACTCGGGCTTCGAGCCATATATGGGCGCGTCGGAGATGGATATCATCTGCGTCAAGAACGATCTCAAGACAGACGGATACACAATCCGTGTTCCGCTTCTCTTGGATCTTCGCGGAGACGGCGTTACCGGGAACCAGAGGCTTGCTGGTAACGAAGAAGCCCTCGATCAGTATTACCAAGACATCAGCTGGGAGTTCTACCGTCACGGTGTCGAGCACACCAAGAAGGAACGGAAGAAGTCTGCCGTCGAGATGTTGTCTGCCAGCCGATCAAACCTTCGCGGTTGGGCGTCAGAATTGGTCAAGTACCAGCTGATTGATCAGTTCCACTCGATGCACGGCACGAAGTATTCGGCGGCAAGCGAGTCGCAGAAGGACACGTGGCTGACTGCTAATGCTGATCGTGTGTTGTTCGGGAACGCCATTTCGAACCATGCGAGCAACGATCACTCGGCATCGTTGGCAAACATCGACTCGACAAACGACAAGTTGGGTGCGGCTTCGGTCCGTTTGATGAAGCGGCGTGCGCAACATGCCTATCCGCGCATCAAGCCCTACAAGACCGGAACACAAGGGCGCGAATACTATGTTTGCTTCACGCATCCTCGCCACTTCCGAGACCTGGAAGACGATGAAGCGATAATGAAAGCAAACCGCGAGGCGCGGGAACGTGGTGTAAAGGATCATCCGATCTTCCAAGACGGTGACCTTCTCTACAAGGGCGTTATCTTCCGTGAGATTCCAGAATTTGAGGTTGCTAAGTTTGCCTCAACTTACAACACGGAAACCACGCTTGAAGGTGTGGGCGCAAGCTCTATCGATGTTGGAGCAAGCTTCCTCTGTGGTTGCCAGGCTATCGGGATGGCGAACAAGCAACTCGCAACGCCGGTCTCCAAGAACGAAGACGACTATGGCTTCGTTGATGGCGTCGGTATCGAGCTGGCTCACGGCATCGAGAAGATGACTTGGGCTAACGGCAACTCGGCCAACAATGTCGATCGCAAAGACTTCGGCATGGTCACTTGCTACTTCTCAGCAACTGCTGACACCTAATAACGGAGGCCATCATGGCGACCTTTACTGGAAACCGGGCAGCATCTGAGTTTGGTGCCCAAGGCCACGGCTACGGTGCTGCTCTGTACTGTTGCTGGGGAAAAATCACTGTCTCCGCGAACCCGGCTGATAACGATATCTATCAGCTATGCCGCACGCCTTCGGGTGGCGGTGGATTCGTAGCGCTTGGCGGTTGGTTTAGTGCAGCGGATCTCGATACGGGCACGGAAGCGCTTGATATCGATCTCGGCTGGGCTGCCAACGGCACGGCAAGTCAGGAGTCTGCTGTCATGCCCTGGGGTGAAACCCTGTCTGATAGCGGTAACTCTGCAAGCACAGACGGTCTTGGTAATCTCGGTGTGCTCACCGGTGATGCGGTAACGAACCTTTTGGCGGCTGGCGCAACACACCGTCCGATCGTGCTGTCAACGCCACTGTGGTTTGCAAAGCCGACGCTGATCCAAGCGGAAGCGAACGCAGCTGCAGGAACGTTCACTGCTGGTGACATGACGATCACTCTAACGGGAGTGCTTCTCTAATGGCCAAGATCACGTTTATTGGCGATCAGCGCGAGGGTATGGAGGACTCCAATCCTCGCTCAATCGACATGTACGGGCACACCTTCCCGATCAACGAAGGCGTTGAAGTGAAGGACCCGGCTGTCATCGAGAAGCTGTCCGGCAATTCTCACTTCAAGGTTGCCGGACGCAGCAGTGGTCAAAGCCAGGGCGGCGGTAGTGGCCAAAACCAAGAATGATCTAGCCGCTGAAGTCGCGGATATGCTGAGCATCAAAGATCCAGACGAAAGTTTGGATGCTTCTGACGCCAAGTATATCCGCGGCAAGTACGATCGATCTCTGGAGTTCTGGCGTGATGAGGGATTGGTCTACTGGCCCAACACCAACGACACGACTGCGGAAATTCCAGACATTGTCTTTGATGCTGTTGCGATGATGTTGAGTGCTGAAGTGGCCTCGACGTTCAGCAAGCCGCAACCGATGGCTGTTGAGGACCGCGTTGGCGTTCAGCCGGCCGGGATCATCGGCAAGCGACGTCTCCGCAAGATCCTAAGCAATCGCACAGAGAACGAGCCCGTAAAGACTGAAAGCTTCTGATGCCTATCGTCCCTCTGACTATGGCTCTACGCTCCAACAAATCCAAATTTGGGTTTGAGGGCGATAGCGCACTAGTCAATTGCTACATTGAAGAAGTGGGCCAAGAGGGCGTGTTTCCTCATGTGGCTTATGCCATGCCGGGGTTTGCGGATTTTGCAACGCTTACGAGTGGAGCGAAGATCAGGGCCACTCTGGTCATTGGCGCAAAACTCTATGTGGTAGCAGGGCGAAACTGCTTCGTCGTGGATACAGCAGGAAGCTCTACGAACCTTGGCGGTATACCAACGGATGGCCCTGTCTACATGGGGCGGAATCGGCGTCAACCCGCTCCTGAAATCGCCATCGTCTCTGACGGTTTGTACTATGTCATTGACACAGCGACAGACACGCTCACCCAAATCAATGATCCTGATCTCAACCCTGCTCAGTCTTTGGCTGTTGTCGACGGCTATGCCATTCTTCCCGGACAGCGGGGGCGCTGGCAGATCTCAGGAGCTGATGACTTCGCCAGCATAGACGGACTGGACTTCGCCAACGCGGAATCGGATCCAGACGATATCGTTCGCGCCATTGCCTACAACAATGAAGTTTGGCTGTTGGGCGAAGACACAACGGAGCCATGGCGGAATGTTGGGAACACATTTCCGTTTGGTCGAACAACGAGTTTTCCAATCGGCTGCTTGGCCGCGGGATCGGCAGCCATCGCAGATGACCGGCTGATTTGGGTCGCGGATGATCGCACCGTTCGCATGGCGAATGGATATGGCGGGCAACGCATCTCAAACCACGGCGTTGAGCGCGCAATCGAGGCT